ACCAAATCGGCGCAGAAGACTTTCAGGACTAGCCGAGTTCAATTGACTCATCCCTAAATCTTCCGCGTTGGTGGTAAACACAGTACCAATGTTGGAATACTTGTGCTTGTTTTTCTCTTCTACAGAGGCTTTGGGAATACACTCTCTGCTAACGTTAACTATATCGAGGATCGACTTGGTTTCCAACTTCACGTTCTTGTCGTTTGCCAAGTCATCATAAATGATAACCTCAGTCTCCGTTGTAATGGCAGGTTCGAACTTTGGATCACCTCCGCGGTTCTTGATTTTGTCAGCATTCATATTACGACCAGCAGTAGACTGCATGATCTTGCCAACGTTAGTTGCCAGCGTAGATTTGCCACATCCGGCTGGTCCAACCAAGGTCACGACCATAGGTTGAGGTTTGGTATTGTCTGGATTTAGTTTATCCAGCAGAATAGACATACAATGATTAAGACGAGCAAGGTAGCGTACCATGGTGCCTTTGACGGCCCCTTGAGTAGTGGTAGCAATTTCTTTATTTGCTCTCGAGATCAAGAGAGCACACTCATCTCGCATGTCCGCCGTTGTTTTATTTATTTCTTGGAGGTACAACGGATTTGCCTCCATGCGCTCAAATGTCGCACTAAATTCAGCGTAATCATTTTCAAAGATCAGTGCAGCTGGCAACTTAAAGCTGATTTTCGAGAATTCTCCCTTAATCATATGCTCATAGTTTAATGCCATGTAATCAAATAGACGTGCTACACACTCTGATGCGCGCTTGAGTCCTCGCCTCAAATCTGAATGAGGGGACAATAAATCATGGTTGACCACATCAACAATTTTAGTGAGGGTCTTTGTGTTCCTGAGTTTGGAACTAAGTTCGTGAATCAACAAACACGTCGACGAAACTGACGTGAGTTCAAATAGAATGTTGACAATATTCCGGTTATCCTTAAAATCAAGGAGTCCCCAAAACTTGGAAACAGAGTCTTCTGCTCCCTCCGCACGAACGAAATATTTCTGTAGTGAAGTGAAGTACTGCACCACAGTTTTTTGTACCAGAGATAAAGCTTCCGGCACGAAGCTGAAGTCGAACAATGATGTCATCATGTCTGTGAATCCTACGGAAAGCGACAGGAGGTTATCGGTCTCCCTTGTTCGCAGGTAAAAGTTATATACAGACAGGAGGGCTTTTAAAAGACTACCCTCCTTGTTCTTGACACAAGAGTATGTTTTCACAACAACGTCGAACATCATATTGAGGAACGAGGATGAGACGTTTTTAAGGTTGATAAACTGCTCGATAGAAAGTTCAGGAACTAAATCGCTCAAGAACTTGATAGTGCTGACTGCGTAGTCAGTCACCCCGGAACTCCGTCCTAAATCAAATCCCGCATTGGGTAGCTTGAATAAAGTATTAGTTGTGTTAGAAATCCAATTTATTTTTTCACATAGGTGGGGGATCAATCCTCCCTATGCCAGTGCTATTTTCTTTGGTGAATGGGCACCACCCCTAAATAGGGGACACCACAAGGATGTCAAATCCACAACAAAGCGTCACTAGACAAAGGTAATTCAGAACCTTAGTCCAATGCCGTAATCAGTTGTTGTTTTGGATATCGTTTCTTTTATCACGAAGAAACTTCCACGGGAAAAAACGGTTGTGTTTCAATGGAAATGTCATTTCCAGAGGAAAGTCGATATTGTTCCCTAGAACACGCGATGCTTCACATATAATGCTCCACACCCTAGCAAGGCAGCTCTTAACTGCTCATGTAGTGTAATTCTAGGATCTTTAAATACAATATGGACAAAATCCTAAGTTTATCTTTCCGAAACTAGCAATATATAAGATGTTGAAGGTTGCCAACCCTAAAACAAATAAGGAAATTACGTATAGTAATTAGTCTAACATAATCTAACTGGTTAAC